TTTATAAAAACATTCCAAAACGAATCGGTGTTAAACGAAGGAAAATACGATACTGATTTAGATAAAGTTGAAGCAGCGGTTAAAAACGCAACATCTTTTATGGGGGTGGGTGCTGAATTGAAGAAAGCTGGTATCAAATATGATTTCTCAACTTCAATGATACCAATGTATAGAATTAAAGTATCCGGTAACACTATTGCAATTGTAAATAAAAAATACGCAGCTGGCGCAGAAAGAAATGTTAACGATATAGCCATTGGTTTGTTGGAAGGCATAATAAGAGGATACGGTAAATCAGTAAACGAATCGGATATGGACTATAGGGAATCGAAAGAACTCCTAATCGATGTTGTTGAGGCTTTGATTATACAGGTAATTAAACAGGCTTCTTCAAAGAAAATAAATATCCCTGCTTCAGATATCGAATCATTGAGAAATACTCTTAAAAAGGAAATCAATTCTGGCAAAATTACCTACGTTGGACAAATTATGAAAAGGATTCTGGCGTTACATCCAAAGAGGGAATCAGTAAACGAAGCCGCATTTCGGACATTGTTCACACATTCTATTTGGAAAAAACGTGGAGTGAACTATGTAGATAGCAATTTCGTAAACGATTGCAAAGGTAAAATACCACTTTCAGACCTCGTTCATATTGGTATGGGTGATTTCGTATTAAAGACACCTCATGGAAATATTGAATTCGATAGAGTTAGTGAACAATTTGATGGAATGAGTGGTAGGGCTCATAGAATGACAGGTAATAAGGAATTGATGGATATGTTATTTAAAAAAATGAAGGCTAGAGTAGTTCATTCGGAATCAGTAAACAAATCAATTAAAACCCGAATTAATGAGTGGTCTTCAAATGATGTATTGGCATTGTTAGGAGGAAAACGATTTCTTGCAACAAGTGGAGCATACTCTATGTCAGGAAATGTAGCAGAAAAAACGGCTAAATTTCATTTTAAAACCCCAGGAAAAAACGGAATTAATAATGTTTGGATTACCGAAACATCTCCAGATAAATATACAATTAACTTTATTAAAACTGATGGAGAGGATGTTAAAGTGGCACCTGTAAAGAATATATCCGGTGATAACTTAAAATCGGTATTTACAAAGCATACGGGATTAAAGACCCCATAACCATAGCAATTCAAAGTTTAATTAAATATGAAGCGCTATACTACACATTATAAAGATATAAAATAAATGAATAAAAAATTATTAATAGAAACTCATTTATTTGAGGCTAAGTTGATTCAACAAGATAACGGAACTTATTTAGTAAAAGGTATACTGCAAAGAGCCGGTGCTGCAAATCAAAATAATAGAAGATATCCCAAATCAATATTGGAAAGAGAGTGCAAAAACTATGAACAACTTATTAAGGAAAGGAGAGCATTGGGCGAATTAGACCATCCGGATTCTCCTATTATTAACCTTAAAAATGTTTCTCACAATATTAGGGAAATCAGTTGGGATGGAGATGATGTAGTGGGAGTCGTAGAGGTATTATCTACCCCATCCGGTAATATCCTAAAAGAATTATTAAAAAATAATATTAGACTTGGTATATCATCAAGGGGATTGGGATCTGTAAAAGAACTTAATGATGGCACTGTAATGGTGCAGGAAGATTTTGAATTGGTTGGCTGGGACTTCGTATCAAACCCATCTACGCATGGGGCATTTATGGCACCTTTACAAGAATCAAAGCAATGGGCTAAGATAGCAGAAGAATGTGGTAAATGGTGTAAATCGCAAGACCTAATGCGTGAGATAATCATCGAATTGAATTAATATGCATAAAACGCACTATACATATTTGATTGAAGAACCTATAACAAAAAAATTTTATATAGGTAGCAGAACTTGTAATGGTAGTGCTGAAGATGATGCGTCCTATATGGGTTCTATGGTAGTTTGGAAACCAAATAAAATAGACTTAAAAAAAACCATATTAGATGATACATTTTTATCAAGAGAACATGCAATTGAAGTAGAGGGTAAATTGATTAAAGAACATATAGATAATCCGTTGAACCAAAATTATAACATACCAGGAATAGGATTCCATAATACAGGTAGAATTTTTGATACATCTATTAGAAAAAAAATGAGTATTGCGAGATTGGGCGAAAAGAATCCAAATTTTGGCAAAACACATTCAGAAGAAACCATAGAAAAAATTAGAAGAAAAGCAATAGGTAGAAAAGCTTCATCCGAACTTAGAAACAAACTTAGTAGTATAAGAATAAAGAAGCCTGTTTTGCAATACGATAAAGAAATGAATTTAATATCGGAGTATTCTAGTATGAAAGATGCAGGTATTAAAACCAACACAGATAAGGGTGATATTTCAAAAGTGTGTAGTGGAAAGCAAAAATCAGCAGGTGGGTGGATATGGGAATTAAAAAAATAATAAAATCACAACATAGCAATTGAATCAAAATTAATAATATGAAAGTAGTAAACGAAGAAGCATCAATCTACAAAGATTGGGATGAATATGTAAACCCACACTATATTTTAGTAACATTAAACAATGGTAAACAACTAAAGATAGATAGAAAAAGGGTAAAGGGTGGTAATAATATATATCATGCAATTTTGAAGGCTTTCAATGATAATAATTACAAAATTACAAATAAGATAGTATCCGCTATGGTAGCTAATTTAGGTGAAAATATAAAGAGATAACCATGCTAAGATTAAAAGACCTGTTAAGGGAAGCTGAAGAAGTTAAACAGCTTCCAACCGAAATGAAAAAGCACTTTTTGGAAATAATTTCTACATTTGGTCAATTTAGAGAACAGATGGATAGAAAATCTGATATCAGAACTATCGCAGAAACTTTGGGTGGTATCGCTGATGCAGCGCAAGAATACACACTAAGGGAAGGAGGAGATTGGTTTGATACGGTTACTATTAAACGTAATATGAAAGAATTAAAATCTCTACATGAGCAATTCCAAAAGGAAGCAATTGAGGCACGAATACAGGAACAAAGATTAGAAGCACTTTACGAAGATATGGGGCATGTTCTTAACAGATATTTTGAAATAGCAAATATATCTGAAATGAAAATGAAACAAAGATTAGGGATTGGAAAATACAAGTCCACTAAATATTAAAATATAATTAATATGAAAAAAACAATTTTATCTGAAAACCGCTTGAGAAGAATAGTTAGAAATATAATCCTTTCAGAAAGATTATTAACTGAAAAGCAGTATGATATAGGATCTGGTTGGTTGGGCAATGGTTTAACCGTTTGGAATAGAGCGGAAACGGATTCAAACACAGACGATTATAAAATTATAGCACAGATTTCTAAGAATGGTGATTTGAGTATCAGAGATAAACAACTACCAACTGATATTAAAAAAATGCTTCAAGTATGGGCTAATTCAATGAAAAAAGGAAATAGACCAGAACTTTATTAATAGGTGTAGATTTATATTAAGAATTAAACCTACATTGCATAAAACACATAATTATAATAAAAAAATATGGAAGAGTTAGCTTCGTTATTATTACAGACTAGAACTCAGGCACACACATTTCATTGGGGTGTTAAGGGTATTGGGTCACATTCGGCTCATATAGCATTAGGCGAATATTATGAATCAATTGGAGGACTAATAGATGGGTTGGTTGAAACATACCAAGGTAAGGAAGGATTAATACAAATATCAGGCATTGGAGTATTAGATAAAAATTGCGATATTAAAAATATTATTAAATACTTTGAAACAGTATGTAATATGGTTTCAAAATTAAGAAAAAACTCAAAATTACAGGATAGCTGGATACAAAATGATATAGATACAATTGTATCCTTACTATATTCTACTAAATACAAATTACAATACCACCAATAAATAAATTTTATGAATAATTACAAGATTGAAGAAATGGAACAGGTTGGTAGCATCGTTGGCGAAATATTTGCAAACGTTGGTATAACTACAGTTAATTTATTGTTAGAAAATACAAAAACTCCAACACAGAGATATTCTTTAGCGGAAAAAACGGGAATAATGGAATCTACGATACTTAGATATGCTAATATGGCCGATTTGTTTAGAATCAATGGTATTGGTATAGAATATTCCGAACTATTGGAATCATCGGGGGTAGATACTGTAGTTGAACTATCAAACCGTATTGCAGAGAATTTATTACAAAAAATGAGTGAAATAAACGAGAGAGATGGATTGGTTATAAAACTACCCGCATTATCTCAAGTAGAAAATTGGATAATTTCGGCAAAATTATTACCAAGAGAGATAGAATATTAATAATATTACATTATTTTTTTGAAAAATCAATTATTTTTTACTTTTTCTAAAAATTAATATATTTATATCAAAATATTCTATTATATATAGAATTTATATAAAAATAGTCGGTTAATGAATACCCCTTCTCTATAAGGTGTGAACGAACAACTGGCAAAATATCATTGAAGTTCCCAATTATAATAACTTCACAGGAACAAATTCATTTAAAAAATGGCAAATTCAAAATTATTAAAAGAAGCAATAGCTGATGCTAAAGCTGTTAAGGAAACTGC